ATGATTAAAAATATGGCTAAGAGTAAGCAGGAGATGAAAAAAGCTACTTCGGGTCTAGGTGGCACAGGCAGAGGTGGAGCTACAGCAACTCAAGCACCTAATTTTAATGTTATAGGACAGACTTCAGCAGGAGAGAACTTGATTGCAGACACTATACAAGGAGCTAATAGTAGACCGATGAGAGCCTTTGTAGTAGACAAAGATATTACAAGTAGCCAAGAGCTAGCACGCAATACAGAGAACGAAGCTAGCATAGGATAAAATAGTAAAAATATTGTTTTTAAATAAAGAGAAATTATGAAACTATACGAAATGCTAATTGACGAAACGCAGGAACTTTTTGGAGTAAATGCACTCTCAATAGTAGAGAACCCCGCTATACAATCTGACTTTGTGGCACTTGGAGACGAGAAGCCTGTAATGTTGGCAGAAGTAAGCAAAGATAAACAGATACTGATGGGTGCGGCTTTGATACCTGATAAGCCTATATTTCGCAAAGGAGAAGATGAAGACTACTATATTTACTTCTCAAAAGAAACCATAGCTAAAACAGCTGAGGCGTTCTTTAGAAATAGCAATCAAAACAATGCTACTCTAGAACACAATGAGACACTAGAAGGAATGACTATCTTTGAGTCTTGGCTAGTAGATGACCCTAAATTTGATAAGTCTGCTAAATACGGCTTAAATGTGCCTTCAGGGACTTGGATGGTATCTATGAAAGTAGATGACAATGACGTTTGGAATAACTACGTAAAAAATGACAAGGTTTTCGGATTCTCAATAGAAGGAACTTTTGCTAACAAACTAGTTAAGGATGTTGAGCTATCTGAACAAGTGGAACTCTCAGAAGATGACGTATTAAATGAAACCCTAAAAATGATTAAGAGTTTTGTAGAAAATAATATTAACATATAAACAACAATTTATGCCAATTAGAGAGATTACGGGGGTAAATGACGGTAGTGAGCTGTTCCCTGACAACACGGAGTCTACAGCAAACAATAACAACGCAGCGTCAACCATAGTGAATGATAGTCAAGGTGGTGGGGGCGGATTAAGTGGTGAGACAGGCTACTCTAGGACTACAGCCTTTGCAGACTCATCAGTAAGCTACACACAGCAAGACGTAGACGCTAACCTATACAAAGTATTCAGCTTCAATGAGGCTAATCACTTAGCAAACGATAACCCTTATTGGAGTACACCCGCACCTAGTGGAACTACAGGGATAGGTTTGTTTCAAGGTGCTAATTTACCTGATGGCGTTACTTCTTTAATGGACTATACCTATGTATTTAACGACAACTATCCTTCTAACGGCTCTACAGGCTTTGAAGGTAGCACAGGTAGACTTAAACTAAATGAACTAGTATACGGAGACCAAATAAGAGTGCGTTTTGACTTCAACGTAATACCTCAGATTTCAAACACAACGGTTGAGCCTGCTCTATGGTATTCTAACAGGAATGATAATGACGATATTACCTTCACTTTTCCACTTACAGCACAGCCTATATTTTATGGAGGTGGTACTGTAGGTAACTCGTATCTAAACAGGGTAGAGATTTCGGCTTGGATAACTAGCAACGAAGATGTAAACGCTTTAGCTTTACCCGCTATTAAGTCAGATAACCCTATAATAGTTGAGCCTATTGGAATATTAATCACTATAATAAGATAACAAAATGATACAAATAATAAGAAACGAGGCAGGTAATTGTGTTACTTTTCAAGGCTCGTCTAACCCCGTATATTGGAACTCGTGCCTGAGCGGAGAAGTTGATAGTGAAGACGCTAACTTGATAAACATTAAGAATGATATTCGAACAATATCGGAATCAGAGATTGTTTATGAGTTTTACAATATACCTTATACCGACTTTTTAGATTCTTCAGGAGATGGATTTGCTAACGCTTTAGAGTGTGCAGAGTATATTACTTCCGAGTGTAACGTGTTGGGTAGTATAGGAGAACAAGTAGCTTCGGATAACGATTCTTTTAACTTCTCTTTGGACGCAAAAGACAACACTATTTTGATGAGCACGGGAGATTATTTTCCCGTAAATACAATACAAGCCACACTTAATGATGGTAAGTTAGACATTAACTCTATAACGGGGTCAAAGGTTTATTATTCAAACATAAACCCTGATAACTTGTCAATGAATAGCTCACTAATGACAGGAACGTCTACAAGCAAGGTCAATGCTTTAAATGCACTTTTTCAAAATACAGGTACAGCGTCTGCGAGTGCACCTTCAATAACTTCTTCTTTAGCGGTTTCGATGACGCAAGGCGATACACTTAACTATGAATTGACGGCTAACTATGGAGTTGGTTATGAGTGGGATTTGTCTAGCGTTAGCGGTATTGTTAACATAGAGGGTAACTTTAGAAAGATTATTGGAGGGTCTAACCTACCTAGTGGTATTTACAATATACCCGTAAAGGCTATAAATTATAACGGAGAAGCTAGTGAGACTATAGTCTTGACAATAGACGAGCCTGACTTTTCAAATACAAAAAGTATTAAATTTAATAATTTAGATTATTTAAGTGCTAATGCCTCGCAAGTTAATTCTGCTTTAGGTCGTAGTTCTAATGGTAGTGGCTCAAGTGATGCTTGGAGTATTTCAATGTGGGTTAAACCTGTAGCTACTCAAAACAATCAAACTTTTTTCTATTTTGGTGGAAATGACAATAACAACGAGGGGCATATAGAGGTTAGATATTATGGTAATTCTTCATTGCAATCTGTACAACTAGAGTATGGTAGTAACAACAACAAACTAAAAATGTTAACGCCTAATGGTTCATTACCTAGAAATGTTTGGAGTCATTTAGTTATTACTTATGACGGAGGAACAACGGGGGCATCTAGTGGGGGTCTTTCTACTTATTATGGTAGATTTAATTTTTATATTAATGGTGTGTTAGTTTCAACATCTAATTCTCACTCAAATTACGGGTATAATGGGAGCATTAAAGATGAGATGTTCCAAATAGGGAAGAAAGGTATAGGAACTAATTATATTCGTGATAATGGTAAAATAGATGAAATAGCAATATGGAACAACGACCAAAGTAGTAATATTTCAGATATTTACAATAGTGGTAATACTTTTGATTTATCTACTTTAGCAACACCTCCAAGTAATTGGTGGAGAATGGGAGACGAAGACACATATCCCACGATATTAGATAACGCAGGCAGTACTAACCTAACAATGAATAGTATGACCGCAGCTAGTATAGTAAATGACACGCCGTAGTAACAATAGCAAAAGCCCCTCTTTAATTAGGGGGGTTTAATAGTGTTAAAATAATGTTTTTAAATAAAGAGAATGTACATAAAAGCAAAATATCCAAAAGTAGGTAGAGAGTGGTATCGCCAAGGCGTTCAAGGATTTGGTAGCCTATACGGAGGTAACCAAGTTAGTGACGTAGAAAGTGAGATATATGAAAGATATATCAGCGGACTATCTACTAGTGAAATGTTTGGAGGCAACATAGTATCTATATATACCAACACCAACAATGGCAATGAGCTTGTATTCACAAATGAATCTGTCTTTTTAGTAGATAGCTCAACTCTAGATATAACAGAAATAAACACCGAGAGAGCTCTAGAATTTATTAACGAGTCAGATTGGCTAAAAAACTAAATAATGGCAATAACAAACACAGGAATAGTAGAGAGAACTATAACAGGAGTAAATGACGGCTCTGAGTTGTTTCCTGACAATACAACATCTACAGCAACTAACACAGGAATAGTAGAGAGAAGTCTAACAGGAGTAAACGAGTCTGAGCTTTGGCTAGATGCTGAATCTACAAGCTCTGTAACAAATACGGGAATAGTAGAGCGTAGTATAACAGGGGTTAACGAATCTGACCCTATGTTTCCTGACAATACTATATCTAATATAATTAACTTAGCAAGCAACTTGCTAATAGCTTTATTCGAAGCCTTTAAAACAAGAGTATCTTCAGACGCAGGTACTTTAGACAACGAAGTAGGCTTAGATACAGACAACTTTGACGACACAGCTTCTTTTACTATGTTTCCAAATGCGTATAAAGATGGTGTACTATATAGTGTACTACCTGAAGGTGGCACAGGAGACTTTGACGTAGTACGTGGTAGTAGTGCTACAAGAGTTAATGCAGATGGTCTTATAGAATCAGTTTCTAGTAATGAGCCTAGAATAGACTACACAGATGGTACACCTACTCTTTTACTAGAACCACAGAGTACTAATTTATTTACAGATAGTAATGACTTCACTACTTATAACAACGTAAGTGGTAGATTCACTATAACTCCGAATGCTATAATTAGCCCTGATGGCACTTTAAACGCTACTAAACTTGAAAAGAATACAGCAGATGGAACCGCAAGGCTTAGAAAAGCAAGTGCAAATATAGTAGGTGTGCAATACACAAATTCTGTATATGCTAAAAAAGGTAGCGGTGACGAACTGAGAATAATTACAGGAGGAGTGCAAAAAATCTTTACTTTAACTGACGAATGGGTAAGATATGAATTCACAGCAACAGCGATAAATACATTCTCAGACCCTGCAGCAGTGTCAGGAGATATAGGTCAGTCTATATACATATATGGAGCACAACTAGAAGAGGACACACCCGCTACTAGCTACATTCCAACTAACGGAGCTATTGCCACAAGGTTAGCCGATGTTATTTCAGTAGACTTGTCTAGCTTATCTATATCTAGCATAACAGAAACTATTGACGGAGTAGAGCAAACACCTATAACTAGCATACCTTCAACGTATACAATACCACAAGGCAATATCAATAAAATAGTAATGATATGATATATTTAAGATACGAGTTTAACGACAAGGAACAAGCAGAAGAGAAGATAGCTAAATTGGAAGATGCTAACGCATCATTCATAAAGCTAAACAAGTTTGTTATGATAGAAGGAATATACGATGAAGAAGGGATTGAATTAACAGCCCCTGTATTATCGGAAGGGTATGCAGTAGATGTACTTTGGAGAGACTTAGAGAAATCTCCTTATGGATGGAAGAGTTACGAAGTAGAGCCTAGCAATCCTAAGCATAAACTTTTTTAGTAACCAAGACTACAACAAAAACAAATAGGTGTTAAAAGTGTTTTTAAATAAAGTATAAACCTTAAAATCAAAACCTTATGTTAAACGCAAAAGACACATTGAAGAAAATTGCTGACGCTTTAAATATCGCAGCAGAGCCGACAGAACAACCGACTCCACAACCTGAAGCCGTAGAGCCAACAAAAGAACTAATAGAAGAGCCAACAGCTGAGGTAGTAGAAGAGGTTAAGGAAGTCAAAGAAGAGCCAAAGGCAGAGCCACAAGAAGAGACCGAGGCAGAGCCAAAAGAAGAGGTACAAGAAGCACCTGCGCAAGAGCCTAAGAGCGAAAGAGTAGAAGCTTTAGAGAAACAACTAGAGGACTTAAAGAGTATCTTAGCAGACGCTATGAAACAACCTGAGCCGACAGAAGTAGAATTACCACAAGAAGAACCTAAAGGACTTACTCACAGCCCCGAAAAAGAAGTTAAAAAGACGGCTAACGGAGTAGGTAAAAAAGGAACTTCAATTCAAGAACGAGTATTCAAATATATCAATAATAATTAATTTAATTTTTTTTAAAAATGGCAACAACAACTAGCATCACGACCTCATACGCAGGAAGTAAGGCACAAGGATTTATAGCAGCGGCTTTGTTAAGCGCTCCAACTTTAGACAAAGGTGGTATCACTGTAAAACCAAACATCAAATTTAAGCAAGTAATGCAAAAACTAGCGGTATCTGATATCGTAGCAGACGCGTCTTGTGATTTCACAGCGACATCTTCTGTAACTCTTACTGAGCGTTACTTAGAAGTAAAAGATTTTCAAGTAAACTTGGAACTTTGTAAAAAAGATTTCGAATCGGATTGGCTTTCTATTGAGCAAGGATTCTCTTCTTTTGACGAACTACCAAAAAGCTTCGCAGCTTACCTAATCGGACACGTAGCAGGTAAAGTAGCAGCTAACGTAGAAAACAACATTTGGAACGGAGCTGACACAGTAGGGTCAGGAAAATTTGACGGATTAGTAGACTTAATGGATGCTGACGCTGACGTTAACGATGTAACTTTCACAGGAGCAACTACAGCTACTAACATTATCGAAAGACTAGGAGAAGTAGTGGATGCAATTCCTGAGACTATCTATGGTAACGAAGGACTAGCAATTTACATCTCTCAAGCTGACGCTAGAGCTTACGTAAGAGCACAAGCTGCTTTAGGTTACAAAGACCTTTACCACGTAGGACAAACTGCAATGGACTTCGAAGGTGTTAAGTTATTCGTAGCTAACGGACTTAACGGAGGACAGATGGTAGCAGGAATGAAGGACAACTTATTCTTCGGCTGCGGGCTGCAAAATGACCAAAATCTCGTGAAATTGATTGACCTCGCAGATATCGACGGTTCTCAGAATGTACGTGTAGTAATGCGTTATTCTGCAGCTGTTCAGTACGCTATCGGGTCTGAAATCGTTTTAGCTCAAGTATCGTAATTAGATACACTAATTATCCAAAGGGCTCCTTTAATTAGGGGCTCTTAATTAACTCAATATCAATAATTTAATACATATAACACAATGGCTTGTAATATAACAGCAGGACGTTTAGAAGGATGTAAGGACGCAGTAGGTGGTTTAAACGCTATCTATTTCGTAAACTTCGGTGCTATGAGTGACTTGACTGTTTCTGACGAGACGGTTACAGGAATCGCTGCCACTACACCTGACGCTTTCAAATACGACCTAAGAGGTACGTCTACCTTTGACCAATCATTAACATCTAGTAGAGACAACGGAACTACTTTCGCTGAGCAAACACTTACGGTTTCTTTAAAGAAGCAAGACGCTACTACTCACAAAGAAGTAAAACTATTAGCTTACGGACGCCCGCAAATCCTTATCGAGGACAACAACGGAACCGTATGGTTAATGGGTGAAGAGTTCGGAGCTGAAATGAACGCTACTACTTCTACGGGAGCTAGCTTAGGAGACAAATCAGGTTACGAATTAACTTTCGCAGCAATGGAGAAGGGACTAGCTAAAGAGTTCACAGCGGACTTAGCAACAACTTTTAACATCACTTTAGGCTCATAAGTCTAACAAATCGAATACTGAAAACGGAGCTGCCTTAGGGTGGCTCTTTTTTTTGTATCAATAAGGTAAATATATTGTTTTTAAATAAAGAGTATCAATGAATTATATAGATATAACACAGAGTATTCAGACTCTAGACATAAATATAAACTCAGACGGGAGCGTAGGGGACGCTGATTTTTATATATACAGAGATGGCTCTGACTCTTTGGTTATTCAGCACAGCTCAGACATAACTTATCATAGTTACTACAGCTCTATACAATTTGAATCTGAAGTTATAAATGCGTTAACGGATGAAACTCAATATAATATAGAATTAATAGATACAGTAGAGAATAAAGTAATATACAGAGGTAAGTTTCAGACCACGTCAAAAGACATCCTAGACTACTCTATTAACGAGAATAAATACACACAAAAAACCAATAGTACAAACTATACAATACTAGACTAATGAACTATACAATTACTAACTTATCGGCTTACGAGATGCCTCAAGCTATCGAAGACAAATTCAAGGACTACGTAGCTTACGGGGAAGATAACGATTATTTCAGTTTTCTTATACAGCAATACTTACAGAGTGCTACTAACAATGCAGCTATAAAGTCTATAAGTGACTTAATATATGGTCAGGGTTTATGTATTGACGGACTAGAGAAGGACTCTAAAGAGGTTAAGGAACTTAAAAAACTAATAAACCACAGAGAACTTAAGAAGATTATATTAGAGCGTAAGATGCTAGGTATGGCAGCTATGCAAGTTATATATAATAAAGCAGGTAATAAGCGTAAAGTGGTAGGTATAAAACACTTTCCTATACACACTCTTAGACCTGAGAGAATGAACACAGAAGGTGTTATAGAAAACTATTACTATCACCCTAATTGGGTAGATAAAAGCCCTTCAGATACTCTTAAGAAGATACCTACATTTGGCAACTCTACAGAGGCTATTGAGTTGTTTATACTTAAACCTTACATCTCAGGTTATTCATATTTTAGTCCTGTAGGATATAGCGGTGCTCTACCTTATTGTGAGCTTGAGAATGAAATCTCTGACTACTTACTCAATGAAGCTAAGAACTCATTTAGCGGTACAAAGGTTATTAACTTTAACAACGGAGTACCTTCTAATAAAGAGAGAGAGGCTATCTCTAACGATGTTAAGCAAAAGTTAACAGGTGCTAAAGGTCAAAAGGTAATTGTAGCATTTAACGAGAACTCAGATAGTAAAGCTACTGTAGAAGATATATCCTTAAATGACGCACCTTCTCATTACGAGTATTTAGCTAACGAAGCAATGCACAAGATTTTAGTAGGTCACAGAGTTACATCTCCAATGCTATTAGGAATCAAAGACGGAGGAAACGGACTAGCTTCTAACTCAGATGAGATTAAGGTAGCTTCTCAGCTATTTAACTCTACGGTTATAGCTAACTTTCAAGGCGAAATATTAGACGCCTTAGAAGAGATACTAGAGCTTAATGGAGAAGTACCTGAGTTATACTTTATTACTTCACAGCCTATAGAGTTTACAGAAGAAAACCAAGAGGAAGAGGAAGACGTAGCAAAAGAAGATAAAAAAGACGTAGACAAGGTAGAAGACAAAGACGCTGACTACAACAAAGAAGACCAAAACTTAAAGAGTGCTATTGACTTAGCAATGAGTGCATACTTAAAAACCCGTGACTAATGTGTAAAGTAGGAGAACAACAAGCTGAAATACTAATATACCTAAAAAACGTAGGCGAAGATATGCCTAGCGAGTGGGTATGTGTTGACGCTAGAATAGATGACGGAGAGACAGAAGGCGAAGACTTTGAGCAGATGCTTAATGCTACGTTAAATGTAGCTCTTAGTGTAGCTCCTGCGGATAACAGAGCAAAGGATAGCAAACAGGATAACAAGTTTGTCAAGGTAAGATACGCCTATGTACAAGGCTCTAGAAAAAAAGGTAAGAGCAATAGTGGTAAAAAACAAAGACCATTCTGCGCTGCTATGGAATCAGCTAACAAACTATATCGCAAAGAAGATATAATAAAAATGAAGGCTGACGGAGTAAATAGTACTCTAGGTCATAACAAAAATCCGTATAGTTTATGGTTGCATAAAGGCGGGGTTAACTGCCATCATAAGTGGGAAAGACGCATATATATTAAGAGAGAAAAACTAGATGGTACTCCTTGGGGGGGTGGTGCAATGAACGGAGTTAAAAAAGCTACAATAGCACAAGCCCGTAAAAAACACTTTAACCCTAAGAGTGGCAAATACAGAAATGACAGAAGAGTGGCTGAGGCTCAGATAGATAGAGCAGACAAAGGACACCATCCAAGTTATAAACCAAAAGGTAAAAAAAGAAAATAAAATGAAGGCATTATTTATCAGTAGAGACGACCTAGTAAGATATACACCAATATCGGGAAACCTAGATTTTGACAGAGTAGTACAATACATTGAGATAGCTCAGGATATTCACGTACACGAACTCCTAGGAACTAACCTATATGAGAAGTTACAAGCTGACGTATTAAATAATACACTTACAGGAGACTATGATACTTTAGTTAAAAGCTATATAAAGCCAACCTTGGCACAATATGCCTTACTAGAGTTCTTACCCTTCAGTCAGTTTAGTATAAACAATAAAGGTGTATTTAAACACACTAGCGAAGCGTCTGAGACACTATCTAGGTCAGATATTAATATGATGACAGAAGCTACTAGAGATACAGCTAACCACTACGCGAGCAGAATGATTGAGTACCTAAGAAACTACCCTAATAGTTTCCCTGAGTACCTTGTGAACACTAAAGAACAAATGAGCCCAAACAGAGAGAGTAATTTCGGAGGGTGGCAAATTGGCTAATATGATTAAGTACTTAGCAGATTGGGGAACTTACGGGCTTTGGATACTGAGCACTAGAGAAGCGGTTAATCACTTTTTAAAGAGTGGAGATATTAACCTAAGCTCTATGAGTTTTTTAGTCTCAGCCTTAGGGGTCGTTTGGACTATAGTCAAAATAGCTAACGCTATACTAGATGGCAGAATAGACAGAGAGCAGACTAGACTAGAGAACGAAAGACTACTGAGAGAAATTTGGGAACTAGAAGACTATAACAGAGAAGATGATATAGATGAGAGATATCAATAAAATAATATTACATTGCACAGCTACTCCCGAAGGTAGAGATATATCTGTAGACACTATAAGACGATGGCATCTAGATAGAGGGTGGAGTGACATAGGATATCATTATATTATATACCTAGATGGAACTATAAAAGAAGGTAGACCCGTAGAACGTCAGGGAGCTCACGTAAGAGGTTATAATAAAAAATCTATAGGCATAGCTTACGTAGGAGGTTGTGACTCTAATATGAGCCCTAAGGACACTAGAACAACAGCTCAGAAGATAGCTATGTGGGACCTACTAACTGAACTAATGAATAGACACATTAATAGCACCTTACACGGGCATAATGAGTTTAGCTCAAAAGCTTGTCCTAGCTTTGATGTACAAAAAGAATACAAGGACTTAATAGAATACTTTAAAGATTGTGCATAACATACTTATAATAATAGCATTTCTACTAGGAGCTACAATAAGAAGAGACTCAGTAAAGCAACCTAAAACACTTATGCTAATAAATAGATTACTAACTATAATACTAATACTATGGATAATAGCAACCCGAAACTAATAAAAAACGGAGGCAAAGGCACTAACGTAGGTAACGCCCTCAGATGGCTTGTGAAACAAGGTAAGAACGTTTCTCCTGAACTTTTAGACCTAGCAGGTAATATTACAGGTATAAAACAATTAAGCACCTTAGGAGACGCCATAAGAGGAGATAAGAATCTACCTGAAGAGGATAAGACTATTTTACTCCAAGAGATGGAGAATGATATGATTGAGATGGTTGAGGTTACTAAGCGTTTACAAATAGATAGTGAGCACGCTATTACTAGAATGATTAGACCTGTTTCTTACGCAGCTATGTTTGTGTTGTTTATGTCAGTAGTATTATTAGATGGTAACCTAGGAGCTTTTACAATAGATAAGGCTTACGTTCCTGTGATACAATCTCTCTTCGGAACTATGACTATATTCTACTTTGGCTCTAGAGGTATTGAAAAGGTAATGCGTACTATTAAGAACAAGACAGAGTAAGGGCTGCGTACAATAAAATAAGTTATCCTTTAAATCTCTAGCTTAACTCTAATAGCGGTAACCTTTAAGGCGGTAACCTTAAGAGCGGTAGCCTTTATAAGCTTTCTTAGTCAGCAAATTAGATGGGTTAATAGCTTTACTCTAAACGAATATAAAGAGAAGTTACAATAAATTTTTGACATACACAAGCTTTTTAGCAATTATTTTTATATTAATATCACATATGGCTAAATATTGTTTTTAAATAAAGCACCTAGATAAACTTTTTTAGTGGACTAAGGCGCAGGTTTATTAGGGTTTTTCCTGCGCTCCACTTTTACTATGGCAAAGAAACCTAAAAAGAAGACTCTCAAGTATTGGAAGACTAAGATAGATAAGCCCTTCCACGAATACATACGCAGAAGAGACGCAGATGACAACTCAGGTTATTGTAAATGTATCTCTTGTAATAAACCAATTCACTTCTCAGAATCAGACGCAGGACACTTCATAGGTAGACAACACTTAGCTACTAGGTGGGACGAACGCAATGTTAATTCTCAGTGTAGAAAATGTAACCGATTTGAGTATGGGCGTCAATACGAATACTCTCTTAACTTAGGGGAAGACCTCTCAGATGAATTACTACAAAAGTCTAGAGGCATAATGAAGCTAGCGGACTTTGAGTATATGGAGATATTCGAAGAGTTTAAGGCTAAACTTCAGGCTTTAAAAGACATTCAAAATTTTTAATACGCAATTTTCTTAAAAAAAATTTTAGGTATAACTGCCTGACTTTCTGTGCGTTATAAATTATTTTAAAAAAAAAGTAAAAAAAAGTGCAAAAAAGTTTGGTAGTAACAAACAATTAGTCGTATCTTTGTACCAAGCAATAACGCTTATAACAAAAAACAAAATATTATGACTTACGACTTCAACAACAAAACTATCAATGACTTGAAAACTAGAGTAAACGTATTAAACACTTTACTATCTACAACAGCAAAAGAGCACTATGAGATTATAGAGTCTGCGGTATCAAGCCAAATCAAGTATATCAATTATACAATCACTAACTTAGAAAATTTAGGAGTTTGTCCTGAGACACACAGAATAAACCTATAACAATAGCGGGGGAGGTAACACTCCCCATAAAACAAATAAATATTATGACTTACAAAGAATTTTTAAACAGCCTAGAAATAACAGAAGGCAAAAGGAAGAGAATCACTAAGGACTGCATTGAGTTTGGCTATGGCAGAAAGTATATTTCAGAAGTTGACTCCCTAAGAGAAAAGGCAAAGAGACTTCACGAAGTTGAAGCGGCTTATGATTGTACTTGCTTTCACTTTATGAGTCAACCTGCCCAAGAGATAGACCACAGCGTAAAATTTAACTTTAGCTTATAATATGAAAATAAATTTAAAAAGTAAAATAAACAGAGACAGATACACAGAGTATGTGTGCGAGGCTTTTGATATTCAAGACTCAGATACAACAGAGTCAGAGGTATCATTTAACCTAGGAGAAGCTAAAAACTTTGATTGGAACATCGGTGTCATATACGGCTCAAGTGGTAGCGGTAAAACTACTATACTTAAGCAAATGGGCAAGTTAGCATCTAGTAGCTTTGATGGAGAGAAGTCACTAATATCTAACTTCGATTGGCTAGAGCCTTCTGAAGCCTCACAACTTCTGAGTAGTATGGGCTTGAGTAGTGTACCAACTTGGCTGAGACCTTTTCACTTACTAAGTAACGGAGAGCAATTCAGAGCCGAACTAGCTTATAAGGTAGGCAAGGCTAATGACAATGAGGTTATACTAATAGATGAATTTACATCTGTAGTGGATAGAGACGTGGCTAAGTCAATGAGCTTCGCTATACAAAAGTATATAAGGAAGCACAATAAGAGAATGATTGTGGCGTCTTGTCACTACGATATAATGGAGTGGTTAACACCTGATTGGGTAAGTTCCCCACAGAAAAACGGAGGGGCTTTGGAAAGAAGTCCCTTACTTCGGAGTAGCCGCCCAAACATCGAACTTCAAGTTAGTAGAGTCGAATCAAGTACTTGGGATATCTTCAAAAAGCATCATTATTTAACAGAGAAGGCTAACAAGAGTTGTAAGTTTTTGTTATTTACTTGGAATGATAAACCCGTAGGCATTGTGGCTATGATTAACCAACCCCGTAAAGGTTGCCCTAATGGCTTTGCAATAAGTAGAGTTGTAATACTACCCGACTTTCAAGGTATGGGCTTAGGTACTAAGATATGTGAGTTTGCCGCTTCTTTGTTTGTCGCTCAAGGTGGTAAGGTTTACATAAAGACTATTAACCCTGCTTTAGGGGTGTATCACAACAATAGTGATATTTGGAGAGCCACTTCAATGAATGGAAAGATTAGGAGGTCTAGCAGTCAGAATTCAGACTCTAGTGCTAAGAACAGACTACAGAGAGCCTCTTATTGTCACGAGTATGTAGGAGAAGGACTAAGCGGCTACGAAGAGCTTTTAAAGCCAATAAAAGAAATGAGAGATAATAATAAACTAAAATTAGAACTATGAAGGATATTGTTTGGCGAGAAATTGGTAGCCGTCCAAAGATAGAACTTCAAGTTAGTAGAGTCGAGTCAAATACTTGGGACATCTTCAAGAAACATCATTATATGAGTGAGAAGGCGAATAAGGCTTATATATATCTATTATTCACTTGGAACAACAAGCCTATAGCAATAGCTGTAGTAGGTAGGCAAGTTGGTAGAGGTGTAGGTCTAGCTTATAGAGATAGCAGAATAGTAGTTTTACCTGACTTTCAAGGTATGGGTTTAGGTACTAGTATATCTAATTTCTTAGGTGGTGTCTTTAAAAGTATGGGAGCTAGGTACTTTACTAAAACTATACACCCCGCGTTAGGAGAATACAGGAATAATTCTAGCAAGTGGAAGCCTACAGCTTTTAACGGCAAAATAAGGAAACCTTCTAACTCAGATAGTAATAAATATACATCTATAAAACTAAGGGCTTCATATTGTCACGAGTACGATGGGGAGTCGATAAAAGGTTATTCGGATATACTGAAGCCAATAAAAGAAATGAGAGATTTGAAAACTAACACATTAAAACTAGATTTATGAAACTAACACTTACACAATTACAAGACAGAGCAGATAACAAGCTAGAAGCTTTAATCTTCTTTGCAACAAAAAAACTACAAGAGTATAAAATGGCTCAAGATGGTATACTAGACTACGGAGTATCTCAAGAGACTATCTGTAATATGATAGATAGCCAAGAGAAGGAGCTACAAGTATTACACTACATTAACCACAGACTTAACTTCAATGAATAAACCTACAGACACCTGCCCAAAACATAAGAGAGCTTTTACTATTTGGTATAGGCAAACAGGGGAGCTAATTTGCTCTAAATGTAAAGATATTCTAATTAAGGCAAAAAAAAAGAAAAAAACTTTGCCTTCTAAGTAACTGCGTTCTAGCTAGTTATAAATTATTTTCAAAATATTTTAAAAAAAGTTGCAAAAAAGTTTGGAGAATAGAAACAAAGGGTTGTATCTTTGTACCAAGAAACAAACCAAATAACAATTTAAAACAAAATATTATGACTGCAATAAACTTAATCAACAACGGAAAATGTATCTCAGTAAAAAACAACGGAGACCAAGTAGTAAGACTTTACGAATTAAATAACACTAAGTATGTTATGACCGAGTGTACTATAACTAACCAATTTGCAATTAACTAATAAATTAAAAATAAATTAAACCCTTAAAAACAAAACACTATGATACTAACACCAAACACAACTATTAAAGCAGGAAGCCATTTAGTAAGTATCGGCAGAGAAAAACACTTCGTAGCTATATTAAGTCCTAGCACACACGAATTTGTAGAACTTAAGAGAACAAAGACTAATAAGAAACTAGCTAAAGTAAAAAGAGAATTAAAATCTTGGCTATCTTGTTCTGAGAAATTTTGCTTTGAGAGACTAAGCGAAGCACAAACAATTAAATTAATAAATACCCTTAAATAATAAACAAACCTTAAATTTAACAACTATGAAAAAAGTAATTTTAACAATCGTAACAATCGCAACATTATTTAGTTGCACAACAGAAGAAATGGCTCAGTCAGAAACTCAAGACCTAGGCTTTAATAGAATGCCTATCTTTGTAGGGGAGTATTTAAATAGTCAAACCTTCATTAATGGAGAATTAGCTGACACCTGCAACAAGACTTGGAGTTTTGCTAGCACGTCAGTAAATATCTTAGAAGACGTAAATTGTAAAAAAACATCAGAAGGTAACTTCACAACAGCTTACACTTTTGATGACAACACACTATATCTAGCTAACTACTCCAACACAGGGATAACGCAAGTAGAGTATCCTTACACAGAAGACGCTAACGGAAACTTAACATTAACACTATTAACAGGTAGCTACGTGGTAGAGTATAAATTAACACGCTAAAAACTTGCGTAGTAAATATATTTTACGTATATTTGCATAAATTAATAAACCCTTAATATAATAAATATGATTGAACAATTAGTAAAAGTACAAAATGAGCTAAAAGCACCTAAGAGCCAATACAACTCTTTTGGTAAATACAGCTACAGAAACGCAGAAGATATTTTCGAAGCTGCTAAACCTATCTGTTTTAAGTACGGATTATTTCTAAGCATCTCTGACGAAGTAATAGAAGTAGGTGGCTCTCTCTTTGTAGAGTCTACAGCAACTATCACAGACGGAGAAAAAAGCTTTAACGTAAAAGCACAGGCAGGTCTAGACTTAAATCGCAAAGGAATGGATAAGGCTCAAGCGTCGGGGGCTTCTAGTTCTTACGCACGTAAATACGCTCTAGGAGGTTTATTCTTATTAGATGACACCAAAGACGCAGACGCAACTAACACGCACGGAAAAGCACCTGCAAAGGCTGTAGTTAAAGCTGAGCTTAAGTTAAACTCTGAGGCTTATTTAAAAGCTATACAAGCTGTAACTAATAAGACGGTATCTGTAGCACAGGTAGAAGCTAAATACACCTTAAGCAACGTAGTAAAAGACACCTTATTAAAAGCTAGTAAGGCTGAGTAAAAATAAATTAAAAAAAGCTTGCGTATATCATAAAAAAAACGTATATTCGCACTCGGCAATATTGCCACAATTAAACCCTAATAAAAGCCTTTAAGAGAGGCACAGATTTATGAGTTCAATAATTTCAGTAGGAATCAGCAAAGACAAGATTCAGTTCAACGAAAAAGGATGGGCTAATGTAACTATCTTTGTAAACGATGACACTAACGCTTACGGACAGAATGCATCAGCTGCTATGGAGCAGACTAAGGAGCAGAGAGAAGCTAAAGAAGCTAAAGCCTATATCGGTAATGGTAAAGTAGTTTGGACAGACGGAAACATACAAGCTGCAGAGCGTGTAGAACGTCAGACAGAAGCTTCTGAGCAATCATTAGCAGGTAGAGAGACACCTGACCTACCATTCTAGTTAGTAATTTATTACGGGGGTGTCACAGCCCCCTTTTTTATTCACTAACTTAAAAACCCTAAGATGTTAACAGATATTAAATTAATTAAAGATAAGTTGTACGATGTAAAGTACGACAGGATTGAGCAGGGGTTAGGTTTGGATATAGAAGAGGTAGACCAATACTTAAGATACAAAAAAGGAGCTTTCAACATTTGCGTAGGACACGCCAACACAGGAAAGACTACAGTAATATTGTACTTACAA